TTGGTGGTTCAAATGTTTCTAGTTCTAATGGTTATCATATAAGCAATACTGAAAATTTAGATTTAACTTTACTGCCTGGTAATTCATTGTATGGTTTATCAGGTTCAGGCTCTCGCGATATTGCTTGGTTTGAGCAGGATATTTAATGCCATATTTTATTACTGACTCTTCTCCTGACTGTTCAGGTTGGGCAACTATTAAAGAAGATGGCGAAGTTATTGGTTGTCACACAACTAAACAAAAAGCTATTGACCAGATGGTAGCGATTTCACTTGCTGAAGAAATTGAACCTGGTGGTGAAAGAGCAGAACCAAATGCGCTAAAAGTGAATGATTTTGTTTCTTGGAATAGTGCTGGTGGTAGGGCAAGAGGTCAAATTGAAAGAATTGTTCGTGATGGCTCAATAAATGTTCCAAACTCTTCATTCACAATTACTGGCACTCCTGATGACCCTGCTGCATTAATTGTTGTATTCAGAGAAATGGCTGATGGTTATGAACCAACAGATGTAAAGGTTGCACATAAATTTTCAACCTTGACAAAAATAAATGCTTTAAGAAGCAGACGTTTAGATTCTGGTCCACAAGCTGTGATTGTTGATATTGATGGAACTCTAATTGACGGTGGTTCTAGAGTTGAAAAGGTTTACAACTTCCTTGATGACATGGAAGATACAGAAATTTTTATTGTGACTGGGCGAAACTCTGACGATAGAGAATCTACAATTTCTCAACTAGATGAATTAAGTATTGACTATGACAGACTTTTCATGAATCCTGGTTCAACGGCTGACACAGCAGATTTTAAGAAAGCAACAGCAGAAAATTTGCTAAAAGAATTTAACATTATTCTTGCAATTGATAACAATGAAACAATGCGTAAAATTTATCGAGATTTAGGCATAACTGCTTTAGATGTTCCTGATGTCCCAGATGTACCGAGTGATGAAGATAATCCTGATGAAGAACGACAAGTCAATTTAACACCACCTGCTTACATGCGTGCTGCTGCTAGAAGAGGTTTAGAACTTAACCGTCAAGGTTTTGGTGGAGATGGATTAACAGATAAAACTAAACAAGAAGCAAGAGATATGGCTGATGGTCGTGTGTCTGAGGATAAATGGCGCAGGATTGCACCTTGGATTTCTCGACACCTAGTTGATTTAGATGCACCACAGAACAATAATCAAAATGACCCTGGCTATCCAGGTGCAGGACTTGTTGCTCATTTGCTTTGGGGAAGTGGCCCATCAAAAAGAGCAGCACAAAGAACTCTTGATTACGCGCAAGGAGTAATTGACAGGCTAGATGCAGAAGAACAACAATCACGTTGGTCTTCAGTTAATGTAAAATTAAACAAAGAAGAAAAGGAAAACAAAGTGTCTAAAGTTGAACGCAGAGTAAAAACAGATATAGATTTTGAATTAAGAATTGACAACGCTGAAGCTGATGGCATGCGTTTCACAGGTTACGCTGCAGTTTTCAACAGCGATTCTGAGCCATTACCTTTCATTGAAAGAATCATGCCTGGTGCTTTCAAACGTTCACTTAAAGCACGAAACGAAGTTAAACTTTTCAAGAATCACAATATGGATGAAGTGCTTGCATCCACACGTTCAAAAACATTAAAACTCACAGAAGACTCAACAGGTTTGTTAGCAGAAGCAACATTGCCTGACACAACAGCAGGTCGTGACTTGGCTGTTCTTATGAAACGTGGAGATGTTCACGCAATGAGTTTTGGTTTCTCTGTTCCAGCAAAAGGCGACAAGTGGTCTAATGATGGAATGACTCGTGAACTACACCAAATCAGATTGCATGAAGTTTCAATTGTTACAGGTTTCCCAGCATACGAAGCAACAACTGCAAGTGTGCGTTCTTTAGATATTTTGGCTTCAAGAACAAATGTTGATGCTGATGCTTTGGCTGATGCAATGATTAAGTTAGAAGCAGGAGAAAAACTTGCTGATTCACAAGCTGACTTATTACAAGAAGTTGTAACAAAACTTAGAGGCAATGAACCAAATCAAGATGATTTAATAGAACTAAAACGCAAACAACTTGACCTACTAATGAAAATGGTATAACAAATGGATAAAGAAAAAATTAAATCAACAATTTTACAGGTCGCAGGAAACCCAAGTTCAGGTATAATTGCAGAACTTGCTGATGAATTTGCTCAAGCAATTATCGATATTGACAAACCAGAAGTTAAAAACTTTAACCCAGTCCAAGAAACCAGAATTGTAGAAATAAAAGAAACACGCTAAAACCTGATATACAATAATAATGATGGTTGCGTGGATGCCACCACCATTATTACTGTCGAGTGAGCCTCGCAGTTTCACAATCTCAAAACAAATACTATCGCTATTGGAGTGCATTCAATGTCTGAATACATTAAGCAACAACACGAAGCACGTCAGAAATCATGGGCAGAGGCAAAAGCTCTCCTAGATACTGCTGCTGCTGAAAGTCGCGACCTGTCAGCCGAAGAAAACGAAAAATATAACCGTATTTCTCAAGACCTCGACTCACGCGCGAAAGTTATCGAAACCTTAAAGTCTGATGCAGAACGTGAAGAACGTGCTGCTCAAGCAATGTCAGGTTTAGAAAACCAAGCAAGACCAGTTGCAGAATCACGCAACTCAAAGAATGATGCAGATGCAATTCGTGCATTAGCAAAAGGCGAAATCCGTTCTTACGACTTCGAAAAAAGAGACGTAACAACTGGTTCAACTGGTTCACCAGTTCCAACTTCTTTCTATGACAGAGTTCTGTTCTTAGCAAGATTCGTTGGCCCAATGCTAGAAACCTCAACCATCTTAAATACTGCAGGTGGCGAAAACCTACAAATTCCATCATTGAGTGCATACTCAACTGGAACAGTAACTTCAGAGGGCAACGCAATTGGAGAATCTGACCCAACATTCAATAACTTCGTAACTCTTGGTGCATACAAGTACTCATTCTTGACCCAAGTTTCACGCGAATTAATTGAAGATGCTGGCGTGGATATTCTTGGATTCTTGGCAGAACAAACTGGAAACGCAATGGGCTTTGCAATTAACAACGCCTTGACCGTTGGTACAGGAACAGTTCAACCAAACGGAATCGTTACAAGAGCTGGTTCTGCATTAACAGGAACTTCTCTAAACCCAACAGCAGACAACTTAATCGACCTTGTTTATTCAGTTGATACTGCAGGAAGACGTTTACCAGGAACAGGTTTCCAAATGAACGCAGCTTCTATTGCAAACGTGCGTAAGTTGAAAGATAACTCTGGACAATACTTGTTCACACCAGCTCTTTCAGCAGAAGCACGCGACTTGCTACTTGGTTATCCAATCTATGAAAACCCAGCAATGGCGACAGCAGCTTCAGCAGTTAGACCAGTTATATTTGGTCACTTGCCAAGCTACTACGTTCGTCAAGTTGGTGGCTTGAGATTAGACCGTTCAGATGACTTCGCGTTTTCTAACGACCTAGTAACTTTCAGAGCTACTTTCAGAGTTGATGGTAACTTGATTCAAACAAGTCACGTCAAATACTTCAAATCTTCAAACTCCTAAACCGAGTCTGATTTGAAAAAAGTTCTAGGATACGAAGCGCAGGTCGTGTCCTAGACATAATTCGTCTCCCATCTGTAATAAGGTGGGAGACACCTGCGTATATATGGAGTCCTGTGTGAATCGTGAACAACGAAGAGCTTTAGCAAAAGATAAAAAAGTTGATAAATCAAAACCAGCAAGAATCCTCTGGGCTTCAAATGCACCCTGGGCAAGTACTGGATATGGAACACAAACAGCACAAGCAACCACAAGATTAAAAAAGCATGGTCACGAAGTTGCCATTGCAGCCAATTATGGCTTAGAAGCAAATTCAACAAATTGGAACACACCTTACGGTGACATAAAAATTTATCCTAGAGGTCATGAAACCTATTCAAACGATATTGTTCCAGCACACATGTACGACTGGTCACAAAATGACCCTGAAGCACAAAATCTGCTAATAACTTTATTTGATGTTTGGGTTTTTCGTGGCGATAAGTGGGCTGATTGGAATGTTGCATCTTGGACACCTATTGACCACATGCCAGCACCACCTGATGTTATGAAATGGTCAAAACAAAAATTTGTTACACCTATTGCAATGAGCCAGTATGG